CTCTCCTATTTCCCTATCCCATCCAAGACCAGCAAGGGTTTTAGACGATCAGCCTCAATCGGCCGTGCTTGGCGGAGATCGGCCGAGATTGGAAACGACCGCTCACAGTGGTTGTTTAGATCACTCCCAAGAGATATCGGATTTTGCGGAAAAGGTACTTAATGTCAAGTTGATGGGTTGGCAGCGCCGGGTGCTTGCAGGGATGACGGCGTACAACGTGGTGGATGGTCGAGAGGTGTGGGTGCATCGAGTGTCGTACACATCGGTGGCTAGACAAAACGGCAAGACCGTTACCATTGCGGCGTTACTTGGTTGGTTTCTTTGCACGCAAGGTAAAGCGCGTGGCAGTAAACAATTGGTGATGTCGGTTGCTCACAAACTTGATTTGGCAACAGTGTTGTTTAATTATCTTGCACCAATTCTTGAGGCAAAGTTTGGCGCAACGGTGATCTGGTCTTATGGCCGTCAAGTGCTCACCATGCCAGACGGCTCACAATGGATGCCACGTGCAGCCACGCCGGGTGTAGGTCACGGTTACTCAATTGATTTGTGCATTGTTGATGAGTGGTGGGCGGTCAGTGAGGAAGCCATTGACAACGGTTTAATGCCGGCTATGCGTGCACGCAAAAACCCTTTAATGGCAGGTTTCAGCACGGCTGGCGATGCATCATCCAAATCCATGCTTAGATGGAGAGAGCAAGGTTTACGCGCCGTTGACTCAGGCAAAAACACGGCACTGTACTTTGCTGAGTATTCGCCGCCCGTAATGGACTATATGACACCAGCCGCGTGGCGATATTCCAACCCTGCTCTGTCTGAGGGTTTACTAGAAATGTCAGTAATCGAGGCTGAAGCACAATCACCAGATCGCAATAGTTTCTTGCGCGCCTCAGTCAACATCTTTGTGCAAAGTCAACACTCTTGGATTGAGCCGGGCCAATTCACTGAACTAACCAATAATCTGCCAATGCCTAAAAACGGTGTGCTGGCTATTGAGTCTGCTGTAGATGACTCACGCTATGTGGGTGTGCGCGCCGTACAAGACGGCCAATACACACGTTGCCATATTGCTTTTGTTGTTGACACCATAAAAGAAATGTGGGATGCAGTCGCGCTGGAGATTGAGCAATCACCAATGCTCAAATTGGCGTTAGTGCCATCAATTGACTTGCATTGCCCACCGATCTACGCGCACCGCAAAACTGTTGTAGGGCATCGTGAGGTGGTCAAATGGACAGGTGCGGTCAGAGCACTTATTGTGGAGAAAAGGATTAGTCACGCAGGGCAAGCGCAATTGATTGATCAAGTAGAGCGCGCTGTAGCGATCAAACACAACGGCGTGCTCACGTTGTCAAGCACCAGATCACCGGGTGACATCTCAGCGTGTCGAGCAATGGTGTTTGCTGTCGCTCTGGCATCAAAACCTATCTTTGCAAACAAGCCCACGATTATCAGCGTTTAGCCTCTAATGTGTGATATGGCATCGGCCTGATGCTTGCTTATCGTCGGGATACCGCATCGCATACCGGGCCGATGCCACCACAAACTACACAGGATATGACACACTAAGAGCATGGCACTATTCTCTAAATCTAAAGCGGCGATCTCACCACCGCCAACTAAAGCCGCTGCCGCTGGCTCAAGTTACAACAGTAATCAAGGCGCTGCAATGGTGGGCCAATATTACACCTACACAGAGGGTGTGCTATTTAGTCAAGCAATGAGCGTGCCAACAATTGCGCGCGCACAACAATTGATCGCGTCAGTAATCGCATCAATGAAATTAAAGATGTACACAGAGATGTGGAACGGCGAGGAAATGGAACAAGTGCCGCTTGCGCCTCGATCATGGTTGCGCCGTATTGATCGAGCAAACACAAACAACCATATTTTGTCGTGGACAGTTTCAGATTTAATGATGTTTGGCCGCGCGTTCTGGTACATCACAGAGCGCACCGCTGATGGCTACCCTGCATCGTTTACACGTTTACCAGCAGCAATGTGCACCACACGCGATCAGGCTGGCAGTCCGGCAGGTGTTTGGTTTGCACCATCAAAAGAGGTCTATTTTAACGGCGGCGAAATCAACCCTAAAGATTTGGTGCAATTCTTAAACGGTCAACCCGGCATTGTGTATTCATCACAAAAGGCTATTGCTACATCTATCAAACTTGAGGATGCACGATTTAGAAACGCATCAAGTGCGATACCTGCTGGCGTGTTACAGGTACAGGCTGGGTCAGAGCCACTTTCATCTACCGAACTTGCAGACTTGGCAGCATCTTTTAACGCAGCGCGCGCCACTAACCAAACGGCAGCGCTCTCACCTGAAGTGCACTACATCGAGACAGCAACTTCACCAGACAAAATGCTTTTAGTTGACTCAGCAGAGTTTCAAGCAATGGAAATGTCGCGTGTATGCGGCGTACCCGCTTATTTATTAAACATCTCAGTTGGCTCATACGCCTACACCAACAGCACAGAGGCCCGACAAGACTTGTGGACATTTGGCTGCAAACAAATCGCAGAGTGCATTACACAAACATTGTCAGCCAACAACGTGCTACCAAACGGCACGTGTGTTGAGTTTGATATTGACGATTTTATTGACGGCGATCTTATGGAACAATCCGACAAAATGGAAATACCACAACCACTACGTAACAATGGAGTACCGTACTCATCATGATCAAGTTCACCGCTGAAGCCGTAACCATTGACGCAGCCGGGCCAGACGGCAACCCACGCCGCACCATCTCAGGCATCGCCGTACCCTACGGTGTAGATGCCACCGTTTCAGACGGCACAACAGTGCGCGTACTTGAGGGCGCACTACCAACCACAGGCAAAGCACCACGACTGTTTATGAACCATGACTCAACCAGCGCAATTGGCTTGGTTGTGTCGCGCGAGTCAACATCTGGCGGCATGCTTTTTACCGCCAAAATTAGCGACACCGTGCAAGGCAACGAGGCAATAACCCTTATGAAAGACGGCGTTTTAGACTCGGTATCTATCGGAATTACGCCTACAGCCTTTTCCTATAACGAGGCTGGCGTAATGGAAATCAGCGCTGCCACATGGACAGAATTAAGCGTTGTGGCCGTACCAGCATTTGCAGGCGCACAGATCACAGAAATCGCAGCGAGTATCCACCAAGATGAGCCAGAAATAAGTACTATAGAAACAGAACCTACACAGGAGACAGAACCCATGAGCGAAACAACACCAGTCGAAGCAGTAGAAACAGTCGAGGCAACTATTCCAACTGCACCAATTTTTGCATCAGCAAAGCGTGAGCCACGTTTGCCATCAGTAGGCGAGTGGGTTTCAGCAATGCACAAAGGCGGCGAAATTGCAGCATCCGCACAACGCGTGTTTGCCGATTACCGCGCATATCACAAATCACCACTTGAGGCCGCTGCTGGAGACAACGTGCTCAGCAATGATGCCGGTATCGTGCCAGTGCCAATTCTTGGGCCAGTATTTCAAGACATCAACTACATTGCACCGGTACTCAATGCACTTGGTACACGCGCAATGCCAAACGCTGGTGCAGGCTCAACATTCATTCGCCCAACGTGGACAACCCACCCAACGGCAGCACAGCAATCAACTGAACTCACCGCAGTATCAGCAACAACCGCAGTGATCGCATCCAACACAGTTACAAAAGTAACTTTTGCTGGACAAGCAACACTCTCGTACCAAGTCATTGACTTTACAGACCCAGCCATGATGTCAATTATCGTTTCTGATTTAGCAGGGCAATACCTCGTAGCGATTGACAACTACGCAGCAGACAACTTGCTCACCGCAGCAACATCCGCTGGTGTGTGGGATTTGTCAGTAACTGACTTGATGAAATCAATTTACGATGCAGCAGTAGTTACATCGCAAGCCACAAACATGCTGCCAACCCACATTTTTGTTGATCCTGCCACATGGGCGTTGATGGGCCAACTCGTGGATACGACAGGCAGACCAATTTTTCCAGCAATCGGCGCACCGGGTCTTAACGGCATGAACACGCTCGGCGCTGGCTCTGCTGCATCATGGTCAGGGATGAACCCACTCGGCTTAGAAATCGTTGTTGACAACAACTTTGCTGCCAAGACAATGGTCATTATGAACAAAAATGCGTTTGAGGTGTATCGCCAAGATCGTGGAATGCTCTCAGTTGAGTTGCCATCAACACTTGGCCGCCAGATGAGCGTGTTTGGTTACGCGGCAACCTTTAAGGCCAACGCAAACATGATCCAAAAGATCACACAGGCTTAGTCGAGAGGCGGCCTCACCGCCATGAGTAATTACACAGTCACCAGCAAGCAATTGCTAGACAACTATGCGGTAGTGCAAACACTTGAGCCAACAGAGATCGCTATTGGTGAAAGTGTCACTATCGCATCAGTTGCCGTACCTTTTAACGGCTCATTTGTTGTGCAAGCGTTACCACAATATTTGTACATTGGTATTGACTCAGATGGTTTCCCGTTGTACAACACCAACGTGGCATTACCCAATCAGGTTATGTACCGGTGCACAGGCAGTGACGTTGATCGAGTAGCAACCACCACAGGAACACTTACATACAATCAGGTGTGCACTTGGGTATCAGCAACCGATGTTGAGGATTGGCTAGGTATTGGTACAGCAACCGCAGCAGATGCCACGTTTCTTACATTATGTGCGGCTGCTGCTTCAGCGTTTTGTTTTCTAAGGAGACAAGAGGCCGGCTACCACGACTCATTAACAGTGTTGCCATCAACGGCCGTAGGTTTAGGCACACGCGCTTATGGCGGTTTCTTGTACCGTCAACGTGGCTCGGTCACAGATTTTGCCTCGTTTGATGGCATGGTCTCTGGTGGCTCAAACGGCCTTAGCCCAATGATCAAACAACTGCTAGGTGTCAACCGCGCACAGGTTGCCTAATGCCAACACCAGTTGCCTACACCGACCTATTTAACACCGCGCTAGACAACCTTGCAGCCACGCTCGGCGCAATCACTGGCCTTGCCGTAATTACTGACACACGCAATATCTCGCCACCGTGCGTCTTTATTGACGCACCATCGTTTACAGGTTTCAGCCGGGCAGTGTTCACGCTGTCATATCCAGTCAGGTTGCTCACTCTTGGGCCGGGCAACTTAGATGCACAACGCAGTCTGATGAACTTGGCAGCCAAAGTGGTCAGCGCTCAAATAGGTGTTACCGATGGCAGGCCAACTATCGCTATCATCGGCGGCAGCGAGTTGGCGGCGTATGATCTAAATATCAATGTGCAGGCACAAAGTTAGGACAAAATTATGGCATACGTTATTGCATCATCAAGATTGGGCACAGTAGGCGATGTCTATGAGCCTGCCGATGGCGTAAACATCGAGGCGTTAATTGAGGGTGGGTTTATCAAATCCACCAACAAGAGCGCAAAATCTGATAAACCTAGTAAAGACACCAACGAGGAGTAACCCACATGGCCACCAGCACGTACCTATCTAATCCAGTAGTCACAATCAACGCCGTTGATATGAGCGATCAATGCACGTCAGCAGTTTTAACGCGCATGATTGAGTCGCTTGAGTCAACCGCATTTGGTCAAACCAATCGCTCATATGTTGGCGGTCTTGAAAACAGCACACTGACTTGCACGTTTTACAACTCGTTTGCTGCATCAGAAACTTACGCCACACTCAAAGCGCTTGTTGGCACTCAAGTCACCGTCAAGATCAAACCAACCAGCGCGGCCACCAGCGCCACAAACCCAGAGTCAACACTGACCGCGTCATATTTGGAGTCATTGCCAATCGTAAACGGTCAACTTGGTGCGCTCGATACCATTGACATTACATTTACTGGTGGCGCATACTCAGTAGCAACCGCTTAACTAATTCTCGCCGGCAACGGCCCGACACGAAAGAGGCAAGATGCAATTAAGACTTAAAGCCACATTTACAGACGGCACAATAAACGAAGTTGTAACCAACCTCTCAACCGTTGTTGCTTGGGAACGCAAATATAAGCGCAAAGCGTCAGAAATGGCGCAAGGTATTGGCGTTGAGGATTTGGCATATTTGTGTTACGAGGCAACCCGTGCATCTGGTACAACAGTGCCCGGCACACTCGATCAGTTCATTGCATTACTTGAGTCAATAGATGTCTTGGAGACACAAGACCCAAAAGCGGTCACGGCTCAGTAAGGCGCGCGCTGGCAGAAATTGTCGTTGCCACCGGTTACTGGCCGTCAGAGATTACATTTGAGGCAGACGATATGAACACAGTAATCGAGATACTTAACAAGCAACGCGGCGGCCGCTAATGGCTAACTCGCCGTTCACATCTGTACGCATTGAGGGCATCCAAGAAGCATTAAAAGAATTAAATACGTTTGACCCAAAATATCGGCGGCTCGTCACCAAACAAATTAAATCGGCAGGCGCAGACATCATCAATGATGCTCGATCAATGGTCGCATTTTTTGACAACTCGTTAAGCAACGGTGCACCATTATCTGGCATGGTGCGCGGCAACTTAATTAAAGGTCGTGAGACCAGTTGGAAAACTGATCAAGTGCAATCAGGTTTTAAAGTAAAAGTTGGCGTGCGCGCAAGCCGTGAACGCACTGTCACTTACGCTCGATACACAGAGGGTATAAAAACCCATGATCAACAAATTGACTTTAATGCCAAGCCATACCAATTAATGGTTATCCAACAGGCTAACGCTGCTGGTGCAATATATGACCATGCTGGCCGTAACACAAACTCAACATTTGTAACAAATCTAAACGCTGAAGTAGGGCCAGAACCACGTGCAATTGATAAAGCCGTAGAACGTGGCAGAGAACCAGTCACAAAAAAAGTTTATGAAGTAGTGCAAGATGTAGAAAAACAGATCAACAGAAACCTTAGGTTTACTTATGGCAATTAACATCCCCATCATTACGGCGTTTACCGATAAAGGTATCCAAGAAGCCGAAAAAGCATTTGGGAAATTTGGCAAAACAGGTGCATTAGTTGGCGCTGCTTTTGCCGCAGTTTCTACAGCCGTTGTTGCAGGTTTGGGTATGTCTGTCAAGGCCGCTGCTGATGATCAACGCTCGCAAGAATTGCTAGAAAAACAGTTATATAACACAATTGGCGCAAGTGAAAAAACGACAAAAGCCACAGAGGATTTTATTGGCCAAATGGAATTGGCTACAGGTGTTGCAGACAACCAATTAAGAGTTGCGCTTGGCAATTTGGTTAGATCAACAGGTGATCTTACAACGGCACAAGATTTGTTGGGTTTGTCGCTTGATATCAGCACCGCTACTGGCAAGGATTTAGAGTCAGTTTCTATCGCATTGGCTAAGGCCAGCATGGGTCAATTTACCGCATTAGGCAAACTTGGTATTCCACTTGATGACAACATTAAAAAAACTAAAGACTTTGGCAAAGTACAAGAGTCTTTAGATAAACAATTTGGTGGTGCGTCAGCAACAGCAGCGGAAACATTTGGTGGTCAGTTGTCTCGATTGGGTACGGTTTGGGATAATTTAACTGAGTCAATTGGGTATGCAATTCTTAATAATAAATACGTTAAAGACGCAATTGGTTTATTACCAGATGCTGCAGATAAAGCAATTAAGGCGTTTGGTGAACAAGGTTTAACTGGTGCGTTTACTGTCTTTCTTGACAACATGGGCATCGTAGGCGCATTTGTTAAAAAATGGGGCGCGTCAGTTGTACTCGAATACAACAAAATGGCTGTACAAGCAAACAATGCATTGCAATTGTTGACGATTGGATTAGTGCAACTTGTGCCCGGTTATAGGGCAGCAATGAAAGAAGTGTCAAGCAACATCATTAATGCAGAATTACAAATGCAAGCAAGTGATATGTACATTAACGATTTGACAAAAGCAATGAACGATCAGGCTGTGCAAACAAAACGCAACGCAACTGAGTCAGAACGCTGGTCGCAATATGTTGAGTCAATGGGTATTACAGCAAAAAATACGACTCCCTCAATAACAGATTTGGGCGGCGGTGCAGCCAAAGCCGACCCAAAAATTAAAGCAATGGCAGACCGCGTTAAAGAAGCAGCCGATGCATTAGACAAACAATTAAACGATGCATTAAAAAACGCGCAAGATGGTTTGACCGATGCACAATCTGCGTTTAACAATTTTGGCAAAAGCGTTTCGGATGGTCTTAAAAGTGCATTTAGTTTTAAGGATGCTAAAGACGGCGGAGATGAAACAGGTAAAGGTTTCTTGGCAGGTTTGCAAGATCAAGTTACAGGAATACAAGTTTACGCAGATGATGTTTCGACTTTGCTCACAATGGGTTTGTCTCAAGACTCACTTCAGGCCGTGCTTGATGCTGGTGGTGAGTCTGGTGCAGCAATAGCAAAAGAACTTATTGCAGGTGGCGCTAATGCCATTATTAAAACCAATCAACTTGTTGACTCAGCAAAAGTCGCTGCCGATTTTGTTGGGCAACTTGCCGCCAAACAGTGGTATGGCGCTGGTGTGTCTAACGCGCAATCTTATTTGCAAGGTGTCGAGGCGGCGTTTAATGAAGCACAAAAACGGCTTGGTGCTAAAGGTCTAAAATTGCCAGATATCAAAGGCATAGCGGCATCATTTGATTTGGCCGTTAATGGGCCATCAGTAACACCAATTAGCACAAAACCAGAGCAAGGCGGTGGCGTACCGGGTGGCGGCGTAGTTATCAACGTCAACGGTGTAATGAGCAACGCACAAACAGGCCAAGCAGTATTAGATAGTTTGACTCAGTACACGCAAGTGTATGGGCCTCTTAATTTGGCGATCAGGTAATGGCTGGTGCAGCCGTCATCTCTGGTGGCGATTACCTACTAGAACTCTCCACAGGGTACGACTCGTCAGCGTTTTATTTGGATGACTCAACCCTTAACGGCACTGCCGTACTTGACGGTGACGGCACAGATTATGTGGATATCTCAAACCTTGTGCAAGACATTACGGTTAGTCGAGGTCGTAAACGGCCGCGCGATGTATTTGGGCCGGGACAGATGGCGGTGTCAATTAACATACCGAAAACAAACCGTGACCTAGACCCGTTTAACACATCCAGCGCGTATTACAATCAAGTGACAGAGCAGCCGGGTTTAGCACCATTACGAGACATCAGGCTAAGTCGTAACGGCAGCCGCATTTTTACAGGCAAAGTGACCACTTTTAACCAAACCTACACGATGGATGGTTTAACCCAGTATGCGGTATTTGCTGCCGATGATATCTATACCCTGTCACAAGGTTTCTTGCCCGAAACCGCCACCACCGCTCAAACCTCATCAGCGCGCATTACAGCCGTTTTAACGGCCGCAGCCTACACAGGCACAACATCGCTCACAGCCTCACCTACAGCCACGCTAGGCGCTTACACCATTGCCTCTGGCACAAACGTCAACGCCTACCTCAACCGCATCCAACAGGCTGAACAAGGCCGCATCTTTTGCAGCCGCACCAATGTGCTCACCGCACAGGCTCGAACAGGCACAACCCTCTCAACGTCAATCGCCACGTTTACTGACACAGGCAGCGCGTTTGATTATGACGTGCTAGCAGTTGAGTTTGATCAAGCACCAGTGATCAACAATGCAAACGTGACTATTGAGGTTGGTGGCACATTACAAAACGCCAGCAACACATCATCTATCAGCCAGTATTTTACGCAAACTGAGGCAATCACCGACAGTCTGCTATCCAGCGATGCTCAAGCCGCCACGCTTGCCAGTTATTTGCTTTACCCAATACCGTTGCCACGTTTCACTAGCATCTCCACCAATTTTTTAACATTGACCGATTTACAAAAAACCACTCTTACAGCCGTTGAGATCGGTGACACCGTTACAGCCACCAAGACGTTTACCAGTGGCACACCGCTTTCAGTAACCCAAGACTTATCGGTTGAGGGCATTGAGCATCGCATCAATTTCGCAACCGGGCATCGAGTAACCGTCTGGACAGCAGCCACAACCGTGCTGTCAGATTTGATACTTGATGACATCACTTATGGCATCATCAACTCAACTAATGCGTTAGGATAAAATACAACTATGGCGAATACACAGACCACCGTTCCGTTGTTTACTAGCGGTCAGGTTTTGACTGCCGCACAACAAAACACAAGTGCCGGCACTGGCGTGCCGGTATTTGCTACGACTACTACGCGTGATGCGGCGTTTGGTGGCAGTAACAAAGCGTTGGCAGAGGGCCAACTGTGTTACATCGAAGCGAGTGATGTTGTGCAGTATTATTCTGGTAGCGCGTGGGCTACTGTCGGGCCTACTACGGCTGGCGGTATGACATTGCTTAGCACTACAACGCTTACAGGTGCAAGCACAACGGTGAGCAGCATTGACCAAACTTACACAGCGTTACAAATATATATGTTCGGTGCATATTCTGCTACAGCATCGGGATATTTGCGTTGTTACATAAACGGTGACAGCACAAGTGGAAACTATTTTACTTCATATCAGCGTTATCGCGGCGGTACAACTCAAACACAAGATGATACCTTTTCGTTTTCTGGTTTTTCAGTATTGAATAGTGCAAGCAATAAAGTTATGAACGCCGTTCTTTTGCCGAATTATGCTGGCTCGCAATCTAAACCGTGGTCAGTTATTGGTTCTGGAATAACGGATAATAGCGGTGCTGGTGGTTGGTTCGGTGGCGGAATTTGGAACAGCACAACGGCAATATCATCTTTGCAATTTATTAACAGCGGCGGCAGTTGGTCGGGCGGCACAGTCTTAATTTACGGAGTTAAATAATGTCTAATCCACTAATTCGCATACACGACATGGCAACAGGCGAAGTTATTGACCGTGAAATGACTGATGCAGAGTTTGCTCAATACGAGGCAGACCAAATAACAAACAAAGCCGAAGCCAAACAGCAAGCCGATAAAGCCGCAACCCGTCAAGCCGTCTTAGACCGTTTAGGCATTACAGCCGATGAAGTTGCGCTACTACTTGGTTAGCGTCATGTTTGCACTTGTCTCGACCGCGTGCGAAACAACACGCACAAACGCGCCACAAAAAATACGCAACAACGCGCTGTACGCACCATGCGAAACCGTAAGGCAATGCGACAATGGATAAACAACGCGCCGAAATAGAACATTTACATGCACGCATGATTGTGTTTGTTGGCTGCACAATCGCAGTCACATTTGCAGTAACTGTCATCGGGTTTGTGTGGGGCTTACTATTCGTTAGCCAACCAGTTGAGCAAGCACCAAACGATGCAGCATTTATTGACTTACTTAAAACCCTGAGCATTTTTATGACTGGCACATTGTCTGGCCTAGTTGCCGCCAACGGCCTGAAACGCAAACCCATAGAACCAACCAATGGCAATAATTCCAGCCAACCCTAAAGTCGTAGGCTCACGACCCTACACGGGCAACAGTGACGGCGCATCGGCTGGCCCACTGCCCGGCATGGATGAGTGGATACGTCAAGCAATTAAGTACGGTGCAGGCGCATTTTGGAATAACGGCTCGTGGGGTGTACGCAACATGCGCGGCAGCGAAACATCATTAAGTGTTCATGCGACTGGTCGAGCAGTTGATTTGTCGTACAGACCGTCAGAGCAACACGCCACCGCAAACCGTAAAGGCGCTATTGCGTTCATAAACATTGTGCTTGCCCACGCCAACGAATTAGGTGTTGAGTGCGTGCTTGATTATTTCCCTAAAGCGTTTGGGCGCGGTTGGCGTTGTGACCGTCAAGCATGGAAGTCGTACAGCAAACCCGAAATACACGGTGCGCCGGGTGGCGATTGGCTGCACGTGGAAGTATCACCAGCGTTTGTCAACCAGCCCGTAACCCTTATACAGCAAGCGTTTAAGAGAGTATTCACCGAATTGCCACAGTGATGCCCTATGGTGGAAACACCGACGATAAGGGAGATGCAATGGCAGACGCAAAAACATACATTTACGAGGTTTACACCACGCACCTAGACAGCCAGCAAATGGTTTTGGTGCAGATATTCCGTGACC